CTCTAACTTTTGCTAGGATTATATCACTTGTAGGATTAAACATTCCCCACGATTCGATCTCATATATATGGTCTTTTCTGTATGCCATATTCCCCATAACTGTTTCATGCCCTTGACCAAAATCTACTCCACATACAATCTCTAAATAGTCTCGCTTGAATCCCTCCGGATACTCCTCGAATGCTGCTTCAATATCCTCAGCTCTAAAGAATGCACCCTCCGGTTCTACCCATTCCATTTTAAGCTCTTGCCTAATCATCCTATCGGACATTAAGGATTTAATTGCATCCCATGATTCTTTTGGAACCCATGTCGCATCTTCCTCTCCAAGCTCAAATTTCTTGAATTTAGGATTTATACCAAACCAAAAATTATAAAATGGAGTTCCGGCTTTTGCTGTGCCGAATATCCACACTCTCATCTTACGTCCGGAGGCTAATTGTGGTATGATCTTAGACCATACTAACTCATCCACTTCTTGAGCCTCATCAATTACGAGAATATCAGCTTCATACGTACCAGTATCTGCGAGAGTGTTTGAGTGAGCTTTTATTCTAGTTTCATTTTTAAAAGTGATTTGCTCTTTAGCAGGTCTATTTAAAAGATTAAGTTTGTGTTCAGAATTGATTTGTATAATTTGGGTAATGATGTGACTTGCGGTATCTTTTTTACTTGAGAGAAGATGGATCTCAAGTTTCTTCCTTGAACCTAAATAAGTAGCTGCAGATGATATTAGAAACGTCTTACCGGTCTTTCGGCAACCGAGTAATGATACCCAACCATCCCGGATCATTTCATTAAAGATATTTAATTGTTTATCTGTAAGTTTTTCAGTTATAACTTGATAGTCTACAAAGCCTTTATTTTCTGATTCCTCTTTTACTATAAATTTACTTGTTTTATCTGAGAATGAGATCGCTGTATTGAGTATCCGGGCATCATTAGTACCCGTTCTTAATATTCGATTGAGATTGCTCTCTATTAACTTAACCATACCTAACTGTTTAGAAGGAGATGATTCGTCAAGTATAAGCTCCTGATCGGGGAGTTCTATACTATCGGAAATGTCTTGACTATTAAGGGGGGAAGAAGGGGAATTACTCCCCCCAATGGCTAAAGAAGCATTCTTCTTCCTTTTTTCTTTAGGTGATATATCAGGTGATATATTTTTGATATGCTTATTTCTGAACTCATTAGCGTATGGTCTTACAGAATCCCAATTATCCTTAGGGAACTCATCCTTTAGATCGCCATTAGATGCTGTAAGATGTTTTCTCATATAAGCAAATACTCTTTGCCTAAGAGATTCCTTCATATATCAGATTGATATTAAATTAATATTAAATTATTTAATTATAATATATACTTTGTTGTATTTATATATAGTGCTATATAAATGACATGGGAAATATATAGGCCTATAGTTTAGTGATTTATTAAAAAGTTAGAACTCAAACAATGAGTGTTATTAAATAATTTAATTTAGTCTAAAATAAGACCAGAATTCATTGATTCCTGGATACGTTTTAATATTCTCTTCCAAAAGATTCTATCAAGAATATTATATTCTATCCAAGCCAAGATCCTATCTAAATGGGGATTCTTAGTTGTTATCCAATACATTTGATTAATCTACTCATTGTATAAACATTTCTGATAGAAAATTTCATAAAAAGAAACTTTTCATTTTCAGACATTTTTTTTTTAATCTCCCGGCAGCCGGGATGTTTGCAAAAATAATTTATTCTTCCTCAATGTCTTTATCTTCCTCTTCGGTACGAGGCGGGTTCTTTTGATTTAATACCCAATCATAATAAGAAATATTTTCAGACATTGATTATCAATTAGTGATTATTGATTAGTGATCATTAGGTAAATATACACTGTCCGTCTATATAAATGTAATGAATGAGGGTTCATTCACTTAATATTAAAACTTAGGTAGGGATAGATAATTTCATTTATATATAATATAGATATAATATATATATGATATAGATATAATATTTATATTCTAAATAATTTTAAGTAGTGGTAAATAGATCGGAGAGGGTGGATTATGCGAAGAATCGTAGTCTCTATGTATTACTCGTCTTTAAAAGTATCACTATAGACCTTTTTGACTATAAAGCGAAACATTTCCATATTGTACCGAAGATTATAATATTTTTTGAGTTTAATAAACATCTCTTTTGTATCATCCTTTACGACAAAATTGATATAAAGATCCTTCTTACCCTCTTCATCTATATCTGCTACCATAATACATTATTTCTCCTTTACTATATAAATAATTGTATTATAAATATTTAAATTTATCGTATTATCTATTTTTCCACGATATAAAACTATATCACAACCTTTAAATACTCTATTTCATATAGATATATAGATACAAAACAGATATAATATAGAATTGAACAGAATAATAAAAAAAAGTGAAAATAAAAATGGAAATAAAACTAAATAATTCGGAAGCAAACCTAATTCTCACCATGATTGATGATGCTCTTGGATACGATTTAGAGCCTTTAGAGAGAGCAACCTATATGAGTGTCCTAAGAAAGATAGGTGGAAGTGTTAGGTATCCTGCTAATCGATGTGTTGATGAATTTGCGGTTGATATATTGAGTACTGATTATGAAGGGGAGGCAACCTAAAATGGTTTTATGTGAATATTGCGGAGAGAATGAAGCTGAATTCTCTATTAAGGTTAAATGTCCAGATGGCTCTGTTGAGGAGAGTGATATTGTTTGTCCTGATTGTATCGGTACTTGGTTTACTGAATCACCTGAGGATGTTAAGATAATGATAGTAGTGAGGTTAGGATAAAATGGATCGACTTAAAAAAGCTGTATTAAAGTCGCTTAGGTTTTATGGTACTAATGCAATGCGTTATAAGAAAACTGGGTATCCCGAAGATGCTCATCATAATTTTGGTAAATATAATGCAATATTAACTGTATTAAGGGAGAAATAAAAAATGCCGAAAACGAAAGAATGTAAAAAATGCGGGAATTTTGTAATGGATATTTTTGAAGGTAAATATTGTAAAATTTGCTGGGATAGTATCCAAGATGAAATGTTATTAAAGAACATTATTCAAACTAAACTTCCGGAAGGCTTGATCGCTTTTTGGGAAGACACGGTTTCTTATCTTAGTAGAAAAAGGAATCAGAAGTATTTTAAGATTCCTGAAGAACAAAAGCTAAGAATTCTAGATAATATAAAATATAGAATTATAATTAAGGAGGTCTAATCATGCCACGGTTTAGCGGTAGGACATTCTATTTCTGGAGTGAGAAAGAGACAGCGATGCATAACACGATTAGGCATCAAGCCTTTAGAGATGAGCTGTATCCATGTGCCTCTTGGGATAGGGAAGAATTTCAAATCGAACTTGCTGAGTTCGCAAAGAGACATCCTGAATTAATTAATAATAATAAGGAGGCTTCCGAATGAGCTTAGAGCTTGAAGAGTTAATTCAGAAATGTCGAGTTTTAAAGAAAGAAGTAAAGGTTAAGGATACTGAACTAAAAAAACTAAAGGAAGAACTTAGAACTTTCTTAATTGATTCAGGTATTAAGGAATTCGATGGTGTAGAAATCAGAAGATCATTTTCCTTTGATGCAGGGTGGTTTAAGATTACATATCCTAACTTAGCAGATAAATTTATCAAAGAAGAGACGATTACAACTGTTCGGGATGTGGTTGATAAGAAGGGTATCCAGAAGCACTGCCCCGAAGAATATCGAGATTGTTTAGCAGAAGGGACAGCGAGGTTGTATGGATTATGACTAGGAAAACTGACTGTGTTAATTATTGTAAAGATGTTAATGCTTGTTATTATGGGAGATGTGATAATTGTCAATCCTATAGATCTACCTTTAATAGAACGCTTATGATTAATTGTGATAAATGTGGAAGAGAATTTGACCGTTATATAGAAGAATATGAGATCTATGACGGTTTTGAGGGAAAAGTCTATTATTGTAAATCTTGTGATGAGAAACTTAAGAAGATCTTTAAGGTAATTGAGAATTCAGACTTAACTTTGTTGGAGGAGGAATAATGGATATAATATATCATTTAACTGTGATTATTGATGGAAAAGAAGACTTTTATTCATTCTTAGAGGATCATGAAGTTATAGATTTAGTAAAAAAATTACAGGAGGCGGAATGATGCGAGCTACAAGCCTAGATATTCAAGAAATCAACTCAATGCACGGGGAAGTATGTCCTAGATGTAAGGGTATAATAAGACCTGTTAAGCTCGTTTCTCCTGGTTTTGGTGGGAGTGCTTTAATGTGGAAATGTGAGAATATTGCCTGTGATCAATATAATATTAAGAAAACTAATACTCAAATTACCGTAGGTTATATAAGGGAGGTCGTAAGAGGACTATGAAGCTTGAAGATATGGAAAATATAAATGAAAAGTTCCACTTATTAGTAGATGGACTAAATGCACTATGGAGTCAGTTTATATTAGCATGGCGGGAAGCTCTAGATCCCGACCTTGAATCTGAGGATGAGATTGTAGTAAAAGAAACAATAACCAAATCTAACCTACAAAAGGAAGCGGAGTCCATATTCCCCCCTAATATTGAAGGGAAGGAACATATTATCCAAGACCTAACTGGAATAACTATATTAGATAAATTACCTAGATCCTATTTGATATTCAAGAATGGTTATACCGCAATTGTTGCATATTCTCATTTGAAATTTGGTGATAGATTTGAAAAGGGATTCCGGGGAGATATCAATGATGATCTATTTGATAATAGGAAATGGATTTTAAAGACTAAAAAGGATGGCACTCCTAATTTAGAATGGAGACCATTTGGGGAGGGAAAATGATGTCTATAAAGAAACAAGTGAGTGGAACTCTAGAGGAAAGAGACTTAGAAAGAAGAAATATATATTTGGAAATGCGGGAAGTATATTTTGAAATAGGGGACAAGTTGCAACAAGCGATAGACATTCTCAATGAAAT